GCAAGTGATAGTAAAACATTAAACCTTTACTCACAAAATCGTGGAACGTCTACAATAGATAGAGTTCTACAAAAAATATCTAATATTAAAAAATAAAACAAAATGGCAACAACTACAAGTATTACAACTACTTATGCAGGAGAGTCAGCTGGACAATATATCTCAGCTGCACTACTTTCTGGAGCAACTTTGGATAACGGTTTAATTACTGTAAAACCAAACATTAAATTTAAAGAAGTATTAAAGAAGGTTTCTACTGATGGTCTAGTAAAAGATGCAGGATGTGATTTTGCGCCAACTTCTACTTTAACCCTTACAGAAAGAATCTTACAACCAGATTTCCAACAAGTAAATTTACAGATTTGTAAAGCAGATTTCCATAACGATTGGGAAGCTGTAAGTCAAGGTTACTCAGCATTTGATTCATTACCTCCATCATTTGCTGATTTCTTAATTGGTCACGTAGCTGCAAAAGTAGCACAAAGAACTGAGCAATCAATTTGGAATGGAGCAGCTGCAACAGATGGACAGTTTGCAGGATTTAAAGAACTAATGTTAGCAGATGCTGATATTATAGATGTAGGAGCAGGAGCAGCAGTAACAGCAGCAAACGTAATTGATAAAATTGGTTTGGTTGTAGATGCAATTCCTTCTACACTTTACACTTCTGAAGATATGTTAATTTATGTATCTCAAAACGTAGCACGTGCATACACAAGAGCGCTAGGAGGATTCCAAGCAACTATTGGCGGTGCAGGTACAGACAACAAAGGTACTCAATGGTACAACGGTGGAGGTCTATCTTTTGATGGAGTGAAAATCGCAGTAGCTAACGGACTTGCAGACGATACTATGGTAGCCGCAGAGAAATCTAACTTGTACTTTGGAACTGGTTTATTATCTGACCAAAATGAAGTAAAAGTAATTGATATGGCTGACATTGATGGTTCACAAAATGTTAGAGTTGTAATGCGATTTACAGCAGGAGTAAACTACGGAATCGGAAGCGACATCGTACTATATTCTTAATAAATAAATTTTAAATAACCAAAAGGGGTAGGTGGGATTTCTTACCTACCCTTTTTTAATATAAAAAAATATGGCTTGTGATTTAACTAAAGGTAGAAAAGAACCTTGCAAAGATGTAGTTGGAGGACTGAGAGCAATTTATTTTACTGACTTTGGAGACTTAGGAACAGTAACGCAAGATGCTGATGACCAAATTACTGATATGAGTGGAACTTTTACTGCTTTCAAATATGAATTAAAGGGGAATAGTAGCTTTGAACAAGCTATAACTTCTTCAAGAGAAAATGGTACAACATTCTTTGACCAAACATTAAATATTACTTTTAAGAAACTATCAAAAGAGGACAACAAAGAGGTAAAACTTTTAGCATACGGAAGACCTCATATAGCGGTAGAAGATTACAATGGTAATGTATTTGTAATGGGATTAGAACACGGTGCAGAAGTAACAGGTGGAACGATTGTAACAGGTGCTGCGATGGCAGACCTTTCAGGTTACACCCTTACTTTTAATGCACAGGAATTAAAACCAGCTAATTTTGTAGATTCACCAACAAGTGCAAACCCATATGCGGGAATGCCAAGTGCGAGTGTAACAATTACAGAAGGTATAAACTCATAGTAATTATTTACTAGATATTAAAGGGGGCATTTAGCCCCTTTTTTTATGTTTTTAAATTAACAAAATTAACTTTATTTTATTGTATATATATGATAATATTACAAAGTTCTACGAACAGTCAAACCTTTAGTTTTATACCTAGAGAATACACGCAAGGAACTACATATACAATTAAGATAAAAAACGAATCTACAAATACAGAAGTATTTAGTTCAACTGCAACAACATTTACTGCATTAGATTATTACTACCAATATAGTTCTGTTTTTACTTTAGTAGAAGATACTATGTATATGTTAGAAATTAACAATAGTTCAGAAACAGTTTTCAAGGATAAAATCTTCTGTACTAACCAAAACGTTACAACGTACAACGTACACAAGAACGAATTTACAGAAAATACAGTAGCTAACGACTTTATAGTTTTATAATGGCAAGAAATCACAACAAAAAAGAAGGTGGATTACACGTTTTAAATTTATCTACTTACAACAAACCTGAAATAGTAGAAGACAAAAGAAAAGATTGGATAGCTTACGGAAGCGACAATAATTATTACAACTACTTAATAGACCTTTATACCAATAGTGCAACAAATAACGCTATTATTAACGGTGTAAGTTCTATGATATACGGAAAAGGTTTAGATGCTTTAGATAGTAGTTCTAAAACAGAAGAATACGCTGCAATGCGTTCTATATTTTCTAACGATTGTTTGCGTAAATCTGCATTAGACTTAAAACTATTAGGAGAAGCAAGTTTTCAAATACTTTACAAAGACAAAAAAGTATATAAAGCAGAACACTTTCCACGTCAAACATTACGTGCAGAAAAATGCAACGAAGACGGAAAAATAGAAGCTTACTATTATCATTACGATTGGTCTAAAATAAAACCAAATGACAAACCTAAACGCATTGCTTCTTTTGGATTTGGTAACGGTAAAGAACCTGAAATAAAAATAGCTAAAAGATATGTGTCTGGTTACGATTATTACTGTCCAGTAGATTATCAAGGTGCTTTGGCTTATGCAGAACTAGAATCAGAGGTATCTGACTACTTAATTAACGATGTGCAAAACGGTTTTAGTGGTACAAAGGTAGTAAACTTCAACAACGGAATACCTGACAGAGAACAACAGTTAAGTATTAAGAACGATGTGATGCACAAGCTTACAGGTTCACGTGGAGAAAAGGTAATTATAGCATTTAACAACAATGCAGAAAGTAAAACTACTATTGACGATGTACCTTTAAATGATGCTCCTGCACACTACGAATATCTATCTACTGAATGTTCTAACAAGTTAATGGTTGCACACCGTATTACTTCGCCTTTACTTTTAGGTATTAGAACAGGTAACAACGGACTAGGAAATAACGCTGACGAAATTAAAACAGCATCTCTATTATTTAACAACGTTACCATAAAGCCTTATCAAGACCTTTTAATAGACTGTATTGACGATATATTAGCATTTAATGGTATATCACTTAAATTATATTTTAAGACCTTACAACCGCTTGAATTCATTGAAACAGATAACGCAATAACAGACGAATCTAGAGAAGAAGAAACTGGTGTTAAATTATCTTGTTGTGATAGTACTAAATTATCTAAAGAAGAATCTTTTAATGATGACGAAGCATTTGATTTGTTAGAAGAATTTGGAGAAGAAGAAAACCTTGACGAATGGGAATTAGTAGATGAACGAGCAGTAGACTATGACCAAGAAGAAGCTTTAGATAAAATGATTGGTTTGGCTTCAACTGGTGCCGCAAGACCTAATGCAAAAAGTGAACAAGATGGAGAAGCTGACGGTTTAAAATTCAAAGTACGTTATCAGTATGCACCTTTAAAAGTAGCTGCAAATAGTAGGGAGTTTTGTAAAAAAATGGTAGCTGCAAAAAAGATATATCGCAAAGAAGATATAATTCAAATGGGTAGCCAAGCTGTAAATGCAGGTTGGGGACTTGGTGGTGCAAACACGTACTCAATTTGGGAGTTCAAAGGCGGAGGTTCGTGTCATCATTTTTGGATGCGTAAAACTTATATGGCAAAAGGAGTAGAACCAGATGCAAAAAACCCAAAAGCAGAGGTAAGCGTAAACAAAGCAAAAAAGGAAGGGTTTACACCTGAAAAGAATGATTCAAATGTGGCTAAACGACCAACGGATATGCCAAACAACGGATTTGTAAATAAGTAAAAAATGGCAGAAGCACTATTAATAGGAAGAGCAGACGTAGTAAAATTTACTGCAATGAACGGAAACGTAGACACGGATAAGTTTATTCAGTACATTAAAATCTCTCAAGACATACACATACAAAACTTCTTAGGAACAGACCTATTTAAGAAGATACAAGCCGACATTATTGCAGGTACTTTAACAGGCGATTATTTAAATCTTGTAAACGTACACGTAAAGCCTATGTTGATTCATTGGGCTATGGTTGAATATTTACCTTATGCAGCTTATACAATAGCAAATAAAGGTGTATTTAAGCACTCAAGCGAGAATGCAGAAAATGTATCAAAAGAAGAAGTAGATTTTTTAATTGAAAAAGAACGAGATACTGCACAATATTATACAGACCGTTTTATTTCTTATATGAGTTTTAATAATACTTTGTTTCCTGAATACAATTCAAATACAAACGACGATGTATATCCTGACAAAGATTCAAATTTTAGTGGATGGGTACTGTAAAAAGAAAAAAAGTAGGTAGTTACAAACCTAAACAAGAGAATGTGCAAAAACTGACACAATACCTTAAAAATATAAATAACAAAAAGGCAAAAAATTTATTGTAATAGTATGGCTAAACAAACTGTAAATATTGGCACAGTAGCAAATGATGGTACAGGAGACCAGCTAAGAAACGCTTTTGATAAATTGAATGACAATTTTAACGAAGTGTACGGTAACAACTTTGTAACTGAAGCAATGTTAAATGACAATATTGTAACAAACGCGGAACTAGGGGTAGAATATACTGCTTCAAGTGCATTAACTTCTGCAGCTGCAATAACAGTAGACACTTCTTTAGCAGATGTATTTACAATGACCGTAGGACATTCACACACATTTAACTTTACCAATGTAGTGGTAGGAGATGTAAAAACATTAGAAATAACTGGAAGTGGCGGTTCATATACAAGTGCATTTGGTACTGTAAATGGCTCTGCTTGTACTTTTAATAAAATAGGCGGTACATATTCAGATACCGCAGCAAAACAACTAATTCAAATTAAGTGGACTGCTACAAATGTCGCTTGGTATCAAATTTCCCCAATAGCAACATAATATGAAAGCAAGATTACAAAGCGGAAAAGTAGTTAAGTATTCAAGAATACCTAGCGAATGGAAAGGAACAAAGCATTACATAGGTGGATTCCACAATGCAACAACTGAAGAACTAGAAGCAGAAGGATTCTTTAATGTTATTACACCTGATTATGACCCAGTAATTCAAGAAATTGACAACCTACATTTTGACGAAGAACAAAACGCTTTTGTTTACGATGTAAACGACAAAACAATAAGCGAAACGGTTGCAGAGCTTAAAGAAATCAAGATTAAA